GTGGGGATGAGAACGTGTTATGTGTTAGGGAGGGCAACGAGATACTGCCTATGAAGTGTTGGAAGGAGAGGAACACGATGGATGCGGTGGGCAGGTTCATAATGGAGTTTAGGAAGCATGGATTGGAGGCGGATCAAATATATGCTGATGCGGGTGGACTGGGCATTCCGATGTGTGATGCTTTGGCTGAAGCGGGGTGGGTGGTGAATCGTGTCAACAATGGTTCTAGGGCTTATGATGATCGTCATTACGGAAACAGGGGGGCCGAGATGTGGTATGTTGCTGCTAGGATGATTGAGAGGGCTGAGATCATTTTACCTGAGGACGATATTTTGGTTGAGCAATTGACTACTAGGTTGGGTAAGACTAACAGCAAGGGGAAGTTAATGTTGGAGAGCAAGGATGATATGCGGTCAAGGGGGATTAGTTCGCCAGATAGAGCCGATGCCGTTGTTGGGTGCATGGCTTGTGGGGGCATTAACAATTCGGCGGTGGCGAACAAGCGCAAGAGTGTCTTTGATTTGATTTGGGATGAGGGAGGGGATTACTCTTCTGGGTATGGGGTGTCTGGGATGGATGCAGGATAATGGCTATACGCACACATGAGTTTAGTACGGGGAAGTTCAATATCTACATTGAGGACATTGACGGTCTGTGCTGCGACCCAGATGCGGTTAACGATGGTGAGAAGTCCATCACTATAAGCCCAAGACTAAAGGGAAGGAGAAGGCTTGAGGTTGTGATACATGAATGCCTCCATGCCGAGTACCCGTCCATAACTGATAATGAGGAGGAAGAGTGGGTGGATACAGCAGCACTCAACATATCAAAGCTTCTCTGGCGAATGGGCTATAGATGATAATCTACTCTATTTTATTCTATTCTATTTTATTCTACTCTGCTGTGAGTATTTTGGAGGAAATTGGAGACTTCGGAGGTTCAGTTTCTTATGGGGGGGAAATTTCGTGAAGGAGAAAGTGGCATGAAATAAGAAACTTGAGTTATGTGGGGCGTGTTGTTACGAATTGAGGAGCGCGGATGCGGATGGTGTGCGGAGAGATTCCGTGACTGCACTTTCTCTGGGTGTACTTGAAACAGAGTGTCCGTGCATTTAATTGCTGTAGGGAAAGGAAGAAATGATATTAGCAGCACTGAAAGGTTTAGCAGCCTTGCCTAGACTGATAGATGCAGTAGAGTCGCTTGGTGACGTTCTTACGGCCCAGATGGCTCAGAAAAGGAAAGATGAAAAAGATAAAGGTGTTGATGTGCTTATTGCTGCTGCTAGGGAGCGGCGGATGTCTAAGCGTGAAGCTGAACGGATTTCAGGAGATAGCGGAGAGGAACCCTCAGGGGATGGAGGACGCGACTTCGACGGATGAGGGCGCGGCACTGATAAGGGACTTGGGAATCTACATAAACGAATTAGAGAGAAAACTGGAAAGCAACAGATAGGGAGAACGAAGAATGACTAACAGAACAGAACTTCACGAGTCGATTAACAGGGACATCAAAGACCGCACCAAATGGGAGCAGCGTCAGGCACTCTGGTACGAAATGAGGCATCAGGGACTTCGTAGGCAGAACAAGCCGTGGCGGAATGCTGCTGACCTTCACTTCCCAATGGCTGATTCAATTGTCGAGAGACTCAAGCCGTTTTACTTTATGCAGATTGTGGGGATGGATACCATTTCATCCTTTGTTCCTATGCGCCAACAAGACCAAGGGATGACGGTTACTGCGGAGCGTTGGTTCGATTACCAGATGAAGGAGCGCACTAATTTTCTGACCGAGGCACTGACTTGGGTTGACCACGGATTGATGACCGGACGCTCAACCGTCAAGGTGTACTGGGACACTGAAAAGAAAAAGGTTCAGTTCGATGCAATTGATCCGATGATGATTGTCGTGCCGGACAGAACAAAGTCACTTCAGGATTCGGAGCGGATTGTCCACATAATGCAAATGACCCTAGAGGCTTTCAAGAGCGACAAGAGATTTGCCGGTGTTGATGTTAACGTACTTCAGAGCAAGCGTGGGAGGGTCGGAAATTCAGATGAGAGGGAGGTTAAGGTCTTCAGGCGCGAGGGCATTAACTATCAGACCGACAAGACCAAGATTATTGTGTGGGAGGTTTATGAGCGGAAGGACGGCAAGGTTCACATCCAGACATTCTGCCCAGAAGCACCGGACATGGATTTACGCGACACGATGGAACTGGACTACGATCACGGTCAGTACCCATTTGTAGATTTTAGTTATGAGATAAAGGATAAGGGATGGTACTCGCCACGCGGGGTCTGCGAAATAGTTGCGCCGTTTGAAGCTTCACTGTGCAAGATGTGGAATGACAAGCATGATGCCATGACCCTGTACAACAGTCCGATGTTTAGGTCGGAAAGAGATATACCCAATGCGGCAAATATACGCCATCATCCCGGCCAAATCCTACCAG